TGATGTTGTCAAATTTGGAGAAGTGGCAGAAGCAGCTGTTACTATTGATCCTCTTCCCGTGGCAACAGTAGTTAGTGCTAATTTTGTAACTGATGATATTATTTCTTTTTTCAATAATAAATTACCAGATGAGGTTCTTGAGAGCTACAAAGAGGCCTGTCGTGATCCAGAGGCTTGGAAAAAAAAAGTAGGGAATTAAATTAAAGAAAGTTATTGGGATAGGAGTTATTAAATGATGGATAAATCTAAATTTTATTGGAGGGCCATGCCATTGGGAGATTGGCATATTTATTATGGGAAAAGTATGTGTTTGGTCGCTGAAGGTCCAGGATGGACGCAGTATTTTGGATTTAATTTATATCAGCAAATTAAGAATGGCGATATAAAAATGGATGTGTTTGGTTATGAAAAAAAATCGACGGAGAATAAGTGATGACTGACGATCTTGTGAAACGGCTCAATGAAGATTTTTCTGTGAATGCTAGGGAAGACATTCAGCATCAAATGAAAGTTTATGAGACTGAACGCAAAGAAGCCGCCGACCGCATTGAGCAGCTGGAAGCAGCATTAAGAGAAGTTGTAAAAGTTGACTGCGGTTTTGTTTGCAAATGTGCTGAAATAGCTCGCACCGCATTAAAGGAAATTAAATAATGGCTGAATGGCAACCAATAGAAACCATACCTCATGATAAGTTTGTTTTAATTTATGCAACTGATGGCAATTTTTCCAAAACATTTGTTGGTAAATTAAACATTAAATTTCACGCAGTGGATACTTGGAACTTTTATGGGGATGATCGGTGGGAATATCCAACAGATAAAAACGACCATTCAATAGATATTAAACAAATTCATATTCAGTGTAGGGCTACCCACTGGATGCCACTTCCAGAATTACCAAAGGAGATTTAGTGATGGATACTGATGAAATATTGCGCAAAGTTGCTCAAGAATTTTGGTCAAATGTCATGAACGATAAAGGTGATAACAATAGTACATTTAACAAATTATTAAAGGATGAAAAATTACAGCAAAAACCTAGTCCAAAAACACAAATTGACGATAGTGATAAATACTATTCGTTTAAGGAGAATGAGTAATGGCTGAATGGAAACCAATAGAAACAGCACCAGAAATGACCGATATTCTTGTTTATTCAAGTGATAGAAGACAAGCAGTCGCATATTGCGATTTAACTGATATGGATGGTTTTTACGATGAGCCAATTAGGGTTTGGAATGTTGGCGGCTTGTTTTTATCTGGAGATACAGAGTTTCAACCGACCCATTGGATGCCTTTACCCGAACCACCGAAGGAGACTGAGTGATGATTAAATGGCAACCAATTGAAACAGCACCAAAAGATTCAGAAATCCTTGTTTGGGATGGAAAAGATATTTGGTTGGTTGAAACAGAATTTGGAATGTATCCAAAACACAATGGCTGCGGGTGTTGTTCTTCATCTGTACATTATGAGGCTACTCATTGGATGCCACTTCCCAAACCACCGAAAGAGACTGACTGATGGATAATATTATTAAATTAAATATTACGAAGAAATACGCACTTATGGAAGACGGAACTACACTTCCAATTGTCCATTTTGCAGGTGATGAAGTAGATTGCGATCCTGCGGAAGCATATCATTGTGTTGTTGGGCCGACTAAAGATGGTCAATGGATAGTGGTTGAAATTAAACCAGAAAATATCGAAATTATTAAATTAAATTAAATTAAGGAAACTGAGCGCCAAATGATTGGCACAATTAAGAGGGTAAAACGATGAGCGTTATCTCCATATCAGAAGAAGATGCGGATCGCATTTTTGGCACGGATAAGTTCTCAGACACTAATAAAATTTTGACACGCTCTGAAATGTCAAGCATGGATATTGTCGATCTTTTGTTGTATTGCGACAGGAACGGGATGTATGTGCACGGCGTTCAATCTAAAGCAGCAGAAGAGCTGGTTGCCCTTAGAAATGAGCTGGAGTTGCTAAAAATGGTGACAAATGCTTATAATCCCGTGTCACAGGGGAGACAGATGTAATGGCTTTATTAAATGTCGATGGTCAAAATCTTGACATCGAAAAGTCTTTAATGGAGTTAGATCAGGCTGACTGTGAAGACAGCTTGTATTTTTTTTTAAAGAACGCATGGCGGTATATAGACGCCGCTGATTTTACCCCTGGCTGGCCTATTGAAGCCGTGGCAGAGCACTTACAGGCTGTGGCAGATGGTGACATCAGGCGCTTAATTATCAATATTCCTCCTCGTTGCGCTAAATCTACGCTGACATCGGTCGCCTTCCCAGCTTGGGTATGGGCGCAGCCTTGGAAAAGCCCGACATCTGGACCAGGCGTACAGTTCTTACATGCCTCATACGCCCAACAGCTTTCGCTTCGTGACAGCGTCAAGTGCCGCCGCCTTATTGAAAGCCCTTGGTATCAGAAATTATGGGGTGAAAGGTTTAAACTGACGAGCGATCAAAACACGAAAACGAGGTTTGACAATGACAAAGGCGGTTCCCGACTCAGTACCTCTGTTGGATCGGCACTTACGGGTGAAGGTGGTTCGATTATTGTTGTCGATGACCCTAACGCGGCGCAGGAGGCTTTCTCCGAAGCCACAATTCAAAACACGATTGAGTGGTGGGATTCTGCCCTCTCGACCCGTCTCAATGACCCCAAGACGGGTGCGTTTGTCGTTATCCAACAAAGGCTTTCGGAAGAAGACCTTACGGGCCATATCATGTCAAAAGACATGGGCGAGTGGACCCATTTATGCCTCCCAATGCGTTATGAGTGGAATAGGCACTCACATACAAGTATTGGATGGGATGATCCGCGTGGCTGCGCAGACGATGGGACGCCGCTGGTCGTAATTGGGGAAGACGGAGAGCGTTTGGCTATCAGTCCAGAGGCACAAATTGAGCTTCAGGACGAAAGAGAAGGCGCTTTACTGTGGGAAGAGCGCTTTGGCGAGGAAGAAGTCACCATACTTGAGAAACAACTTGGCCCTTGGACGGCGGCTGGACAGCTTCAGCAGCGTCCTGAGCCAAAAGGCGGCGGTATTATTAAGCGGGAATGGTGGCAGCCTTACGAGGCTAAGATTTACCCCAACATGGACTTCATTATTGCGTCTCTAGACACGGCTTACACGACAAAAACTGAAAATGACCCATCGGCTTTGACCATTTGGGGCGTATTTTCAAGCGGAATTGACAGTGTTTCGGCCCCTACGCAGATTGCATCAAGAGACGGCGATCTGGTTGGCTACTCAAGAAACTATCGGGAGCAAGGCCCCCAAGTTATGCTAATGTATGCTTGGCAAGGACGCTATGAATTGCATGAATTGGTCACAAAAGTAGCCAAAGATTGCAAGGATTATCAAGTAGATACGCTTTTAATCGAAAATAAAGCTGCGGGTTATTCCGTGGCACAAGAAATACGCCGTTTGTATGGATTCGAGCGATTCGGTGTCCATATGTTTGACCCAAAATCGCAAGATAAGATTGCCCGACTGTATTCCGTCCAGCATTTATTTGCCGAAGGGATGGTCCACGCCCCACTTTATCAATGGGCTGAAATGGTTATTAGCCAAGTCGGTACATTTCCAAAAGGAAAACACGACGATTTGGTTGACACTGTGTCAATGGCTATGCGCCATCTTCGTGACACGGGCCTTTTGGTCAGAAACGCGGAATGGGCGGCTGACGCTGAAGAGCAGCTTAGATTTTCGGGTAATGATAATATGGCCCCACTATATCCCGCCTAATTATTCTGCTATATAATAGCCTGAAATTATTGGGGATACCTACATGCCACAAGTTCTGGCCAGCGCCATAGTCGATATTTTGCGACCCAGCAATCCAAATGCTTTTGGACTGTTTAAGGTCACTGTATGGGGCCAGCCTCCCTATGATTACAACATTTCTTACGAAATTACCGCAGCTTCTGATACAAAAGCAGCACAAAGTGCTATAGACAAGTTTGTTAACGAAGTAACGGCGATGGGGCCAAAAGGACAATAACATGCCTATGACACCCGGTTTAGGTCTTAACATACGTGACCCTGGCGACATGACAGATGGCATGGAAGAGGGTGATGTCATCATTGATGTTGTTCAAGATGACGATGACAACAATCAAACTGATGACAATGGCAACATTATACAGATTGACCACGCCGATGGCTCGGTAACTATTTCACTTGATGGCATGCCTGTCATCAAAAGGGAAACAAAAGAAGACAGGGACGATTGGTTCCGCAATCTTGTCGATGATATTTCGGACAATGATTTAAGTTCAATTGCTCAAGATTTATTGCGGGGTATCAGAGATGATATTCAAAGCCGTAAAGATTGGGTTGAAGATCGTGCCAACGGCATTAAGCTGCTTGGTTTGAAAATTGAATTACCTGGTCTGCAAGGTACAGCAGATGGCGCGCCCGTAGAAGGAATGTCGAAAGTCAGACACCCCCTTCTTTTAGAGGCGGTTTTGCGTTTTCAGGCTAATGCTCGTGCAGAATTATTGCCGACAGATGGCCCAGTTAAAATTCGCAATGACAATAACAACCCAACATTAGAACAAGATCAGCTTGCCAATGCTCTTGAGAAAGATCTCAACCACTATCTGACAGCTGTTGCGACAGAATATTATCCTGACACTGATCGCATGTTGATGATGCTGGGTTTTGGTGGCACGGCGTTCAAAAAAGTTTATTTCTGCCCATTGCGCAATCGTCCCGTGTCAGAAAGCGTTGATGCCAACGATTTGATTGTGAACAATGCTGCCACAGATTTACGCAATGCAAAGCGTATTACACATCGCACATATATGCGGCCTTCAACTGTTAAGCGGTTGCAAATCCTTGGCGTGTATAAAGACATTGATTTATCGACGCCTAAAGCACCAGACTTGGACAGCTACAATCGTGAAAAGCGAAACATAGAAGGTCTTGATGATGAAAGCATGAATCCAGAAGATCGTGATCGGCTTATATACGAAGTCTATTGCGAATTGGATTTGCCCGGCTTTGAACATAAGCACAAAGGCAAACCATCTGGATTGGAAATTCCGTACATCGTGACAATTGATGAATCTTCACAGAAAGTTTTATCAATCGTAAGGAATTATAATGAAGACGATCAGGAATTACCCACGGCAAAAAGGCGTTTTGTCAAATATACTTTTGTGCCTGGTCTTGGGTTTTATGACACTGGCCTTCTTAACATACTCGGTAATACTACCAATGCTATTACTGCTGCTTGGCGCGAGTTACTTGACGCGGGTATGTACAACAACTTCCCTGGCTTTCTTATGGCCGACACAGGAGCACGCCAAAACACGAATATTTTCCGTGTCCCACCTGGCGGCGGCGCTCTTGTTAAGACAAATGGCATGCCAATCACGCAAGCTATTATGCCTCTTCCGTACAAAGAGCCATCTGGCGCGTTAATGAACCTTGTTCAGAGCATGGCTGACACGGGTATGCGTGTTGGTGGCACGAGCGAGGCTCTGGTGACAGAAGGAAAAGCCGATGCACCTGTTGGCACGACACTGGCAATGATTGAACAAGCACAAAAAGTGCTTAATTCGGTCCATAAACGCCTTCATGCAGCCCAAGCAGAAGAGTTTGAGTTGCTTGTTGAGTGCTTTAGAGAAAATCCAGAAAGCTTTTGGTTTAAAAATCGCACTCCAGCCTATCCTTGGGATGAAGATACATTCCTTAATGCGCTTGATACGTACTATTTTATACCTCAAGCCGACCCAAATACAGCTTCTCAGACCCAGCGTTTGATGAAAGTGCTTGCTCTGAAGCAGTTACAAGCATCAAATCCTGCTCTTTATGACCCAATTGCCGTTGAGCAAGCCGCTTTACGTGCTTTAGGCTGGTCAAATCCGCAACAATTTATGGCTCCGCCCTCTGCACAACAGCAACCGCCACCAGAATTGGTCCAAGCACAAGCTAAAATGCAGAATGACGCTAAAACTGCTGATGCTCGGATGCTTGATTCGCAAACTCGCGCTCAACAGGCCCAAGCTCAGATCCAAATGGACCAGCAACGGCTGGAAATTGAGCGTCAACAGGCAAATCCTCAAGAAGACCCATCAAAAATGATGGAAATGCAGCTTCGTTCACAAGAACTTCAGCAAAAGGGGGCTGACGCTTTGCTTGATGCGATCAATCGTAAGAGAGATCGTGAAAGTCGTGAGCGTTTATCAGCTATTAAGCTTGCGGAAGAGATGGCGCAGAACCCACAAGGGCTTGGCGTAGTTGAACAGATGATTAGCCCCAACATGTTGCAGCGTTTAGAAGGGAATGAACCCACGCTCGACGGCAGACAGACTGGAGAATTATGATGCCTACTTATCAAGAGATGAGTCGTTTCGGCAAAGCTGCAATGGAATATTTGGAACAAAAGGGTTTGCCAAAAACTTCAGAAAATTTCAGCAATGCTGTTGATTTAGCTAAACAAGGCATGTTGCCTAAAGAAGTAACATCTGCTCCAGTTAGTAGTTGGGACGATCTTCTTGAGCCAAATAAAAAACCAGAAAATAATATACAATGGGCGACAAATCCAGTTAGTAATACTCAAAAAGTTACTACTCCTGCGACTGCTTCTACTGTTGCATCGGCTAAACAAGTTTTAAATCCTTTAGATAAAGAAACAAATTATGTGTTGAGCAATCCAAAGTTTGGTGGCAAACTTGGTAAAAACATTAATAACGCTACTGATGAAGAGATTGCTGCTGCTCGGCAAACTGCTCAAGCAAATCTTGATGTAAGAAATGGAACTACTGCCGCGCCACAAGCGACTGCGCCAAAACCACAATTATCTCGTGAAGATAAAGAAGTTAATTTTCTTTTGAGTAGTGCTACACCTGGCAAAAATATTTTTAATTCTACGCCAGAAGAAATTGAAGCTGTAAGAGATCAAGCGCGAGCTAATATTGCTCAAAGAGATCAAGATTTAACAGATGCACAAACAGCATCAGCCGCAAGGCAGCGTCAACTTCAAGTTGAATATGCTTTTAATCAAACAATAGATTGGGCAAAACAAAATCAAATTCCTTTGATGGGTGGATCTATTGCAGCAGCAGGATTGGGTACAAGTTTAGCTCGTAATAGTAATGATACATCAGCTCCTGCTACGAATCCGGAACAAGTTGCAAAGGCGCAAAACGCTTTTGATATTGACGATCAACAAGCCAGAATGAACCGCCCAACTGATTATGGTCCTGCTTATTTAACGAGTGAAGATTTGTCACGTATTGCAGCTGCGCCAACGTCTAAATTTACTGGGATGGCGACACCTCCAGCAGCTACAGTAAATAATGCCAAGCAAGTTATGA